GTAGCAGAAGAGATGGCTAAGTACAAGACCGTCATCACCTGCGGGCCTATGGCTACCAAGTCAGTGCTGCCCGGCAACCCGTCGCTGGAGGCCGTCAGAGGTGGCCCCACGGTCGTTGACGGGCGTAAGGTTCTACCTACATACCATCCGTCTCAGGTCGCCTTACAACAGCATCTCAGGCCCGTCCTGCACAGCGACATCCAGAAGGCGATTCGTCACCACCGAGACCGGCTTCAGTGGCCCGAGCCGATTGTACATTACAATCCTACACCAGATGTCGTGAAGGACTTTTTTCACCGCGCAGTGAAGAAAGACTGGTTGTTGTCCTACGATGTCGAGACTGATGGAATCGACTCCCTCAACGCGGGCCTAAGGTGCATAGGCATCGGAACTGAAAACGAAGTTTTAATGCTGGGTTTCCTTAGCATCGACGGAGTTTCAAGATTCTATTCGCCATCCGATGAGGAAGAGATTAAACGCCTGCTCCGTGAGGTGTTTGATGAGCAATCTAAGGTTCGGATTTGTGGTCACAATGCAGGTTACTTTGATCGGCTTGTTGTGGAGCAGCATCTGGGCGTTACACCTGCCCCTCTAGTAGACACCCTTCTTCTACATAAGCTTGCCGCGTCCGAGTACAGGCACAGCCTCGGCTTCGTAGGCTCGGTGTTAACGGATGTTCCTGCGTGGAAGGCCGACCATGCGGGCGTGACGGCGAAGACCGACAAGGAGCTTCACGAGTATTGCGCGACTGACGTGGCGGTTACAGCCCGAGTTGTGCAGCCTTTGCTGGAGATGGTCTACGAGCGAAAGCAGACACACCTGATTGACAAAGACCTTCGGATGCAGAGCCTCTGCGCCGGGATGCGCCGCATGGGTATTAGAATCCACGAGCCTACGCGCCTGCTCCATGAAGAGGCCCAGACAGAAGCGGCGGTCAAGTGGCGTACAAAGTTACAACGCATCCAGCCAGATATAAACCCGAACTCCACCGCGCAGTTGCGTCGCCTGTTGTTCGACAAGTGGGCGCTACCTCCGCACGAGTACACCCTCTCGGGCGAACCTTCGACGAGCGTGGCCTCTTTGCGCTCGCTCTCGGTCAATCCCTTGGCTGACGAGGAGCAGCGTGAGTTTCTTCAGGCGCTCCGCTTCTACCGCAGGGCCGAGAAGCTGCTGTCTACTTACATAAGAAAGTTCGCACCAAACGCTGGTGTCGTAAAGGATGGATATGTCTACCCCGATTACAACTCACACGGAACGGTTACCGGACGGCTCTCTTCGTCTAACCCTAACTTCCAAAACATCCCGTTCAACCTACGAGATATGTTCATCCCTCCAGACGGTTGCGTCTTCGTCGGTGCGGACTATGACCAGCTCGAACTGCGCTTCGCAGCCGCCTTGGCAAACGCCCAGCATTACCTCGACGCCTTCGAGAAAAAAGAGATTGACCCTCACAACCTCACCGCAGACCTCATGTTCGGAGACGTCTTCTGGAATGCGGAAGGTGCCCCGGATACCAAGATGGGCAAAGGCAAGGGCCAGTTCAAGCAACTCCGCAACCTCGCGAAGACAATCTGCTTTGCCTCGCTATACGGCGCGTCCGCTCCTAAAGTTCATGAGATAATCGGAAGAGCCGAGGACGACGCGGGCAACATGCTGTACGCCCACTACGACCTACGTCAGATTCGCGTGCTACATCGGCGGTGGAAGTCTAAGGCCCCGGAGTTTGAGGCGTGGTGGAAGAACACTGTGGACCAATACAAGATGGACGGGTACATCGAAGAGGTCGTGTGGATGCGCCGCCGCTACTTTGCCGAAGAGGATTACAATGCAATCCTAAACTTCGGGGTGCAGGCAGGCGGGTTTGCCGTGGTTGCCATGTCCATGCTGGAGCTTGTTGAGAAGCACATCCCCTTCGACTTTGACAATAAGATTGGCTTAGTAAATCAACTGCATGATGCCGTGCTTCTGTCGGTGCCCGAAGAGCGCGCCGAGGAGGTTAAGCAGATCGTTGACGAAACCTTGACACGCAAGGTGGATGGTCTCGATGTTACTTTCAGTGCGGAAGCAGAGATAGGAATGACTTGGAAAGATGTCTAGGGAGGACACATGAGCATTAACAAGGGAGATGCGGTTCTATCCGCCGTTCCTTCGGATGGGTGGTATACCACAGATGACATACGAAACCGCAGCGGATACTCGCCGCACACGCTGGATTACTGGCTAAAGAAGCTTGTCAAGCTCAACAAGGTCGCCCGGAGGCAAATTGCGTCTACGAGGGAGAACCTGTGGCGAAGGATTTAGTTTGGGAGCAGAAGGGAAGCCGTTGCCCGAAGTGCAAAGAGCCTCGGCTTTGGGCTGGTGGCGTTGAAGATATTGTCGTAGACGCTGGCCCGCAGGGTGGGTGGCGATGCAAAAATAACCACGGAGGCTGGATATGGCCTCACGAGATGAGGGAGAAAAAATGATTGAGGGAATCTATTCTAATGTGAAGGGTCCAATCGACCTGCAACTCGCATCACCGTACAACCTTATCTTCGGACGCAATGGTTCGGGAAAGAGCGCAGTTATCCACTCGATTGAGCTTGGCGCGTTCGACACAGCCTACGATGCGGCAGGCAAGGACGTCAAGACAAAGGGCGCTTTGGAGGCGCTCGCTCCACGAGGCGATGGCTTGTTCTGCCATCTTACTGTTGATGGGGAAGAGGTTAGTTGGGGCGACCGCAGCAAGAAGTTTGACAACGTGGTCGCGATGGCGATGCGCGCGCTTACGGGAAGTCACGACGCTTTAGTAGAGTTCCTTCTAACAAACATCGACGATGACGATCACCCCATCGCCCTCGACATCCCGGGCTGGGACGCCCGTGTCAAGCACCACGGTTCGTACCGCAAGGCCCTGCTTGAGATGATGAAGTCGGTTGGCGCGTCTATACGCAGCCATCAGAAGCGGATGCGCGAGCTAGCCGTCATCCAAGAGTACGTCGAGGACAATGGCCTTGAGTCCTACTTCGTGGACAATGAAAAGGATTCTCTTGAAACACAGATTCTGAAGTCAAAGCAGTTGAAGGCCAAGATTGACAAGGAGGCCCTCATCTTTGTGAAGGGGTCTTTCGACGTGGTCGAGACGGGCATCAACCGCTACCTGCCGGAAGAGATTGGTAGGGCCGAGTTCGTCGAGCTTGGGGGTAAGATTCGCCTCTCCATCAACGGGGACGTTGTCATACCATCTGGCGTAGAAACCGTGGCGCTCGCTGTCGCGCTCGCTGGTGCCCTTCTCAACGGCCCGCGCGCCCTTTTCATCCTGCCTGACCGGGCGTATGACCCGAGGACTCTAGGGTGGCTTATGCGCTCTCTCAGGAACATGTTGTGTGCAGGTGTCTTCGTGCAGACCACTGTGTTACCAGAAGACTACGATTTTATGTCCCTTGGGTGGGACTTGGTGAGGGTGTGATGGACGAATGTACTATTGGTTTGTATCCTTCTGAGGTCGGCAACCCGCGCCTCCGAGACCGCATCCTTTCCTGCCTTCCTGTTTGGGAGGGCTACACCTACGGACACAAGGTGGACTACCCGCCAGACATCCCCGGCGTTCCGAGCACGCTGATTCGCAGCGGTACAAGAGAGATTGACTGTTCTTCCTTTACCTATGGCTTGCTCGCCCAAGTATACCCAAAGGCGGGCTGGAGCTTCACCCGGTACAAGCAGTGGCAGATGTGGAGCCGCGAAGACTTGTGGGGACCGCTGACTACGGCGGCAGACATGGGCCTCACCACCAAAGGCACCGGCAACGGCTGGTATCTTTATCAGAAGTGGGACGAGCGATGGAAACGCGGGCACTCGTTCATCGCTTTGAAGCGTGGGCAGAATCTGCTTGTGCTGGAAGCAAACCTGCGCCTCAACGAAGACGGCGTGGTCTGGCGGGACATCGGCCCTGCCATTAACATTCTGCCTTCTATCTGGTCAGGGACGGAGACTGACATCCTTGGGGATGCTGAGTTCTTCTCCGTCAGACTACGAGGCTAGGGACTGTACAGACAAGCTACCTCTACGGCGCTGCTGGTTGCGCTAGGTGTGCCTGTGTTAAGTTGTGTCGTCGTAACAATGTAGGACAGGTAGCCGAACTCAGTTCCCGCAGGGAAGATGACATGCTGCTTCGTAGCCGCTTCGGCCCGCAGGATATAGAACGGGGCGTTGCTCGCGTGTGCTGGAGACGCCGCGTTATAGACCTTGAGGTACGTTGCCGCAGAGTTGGCTGTGTTGTCTAGCTCGATTTGATACACAGTAACTGCCGTATCCGCCAGTGGGTTGTTGACGGCGCTGGCGTTGGAGATGGTGGCGGTATACACCTGACCACCGATCGGGCCTAGAAGGGGTTGAATCTGAGCCATTGGTTACCTCACTTAAAAACCATCTGAATAGATAGCGTCCGGTTAGGATTAGACCCCGCACCTGTTCCACCCGTATTGCTGGCAACATAGCCGAGGCCATTTGAAATCGTCAGACCATCGGGAAAATGGAACACTTCATTTTTAGAATAAGTGATCGGAAAAACAAAGTCGGGAGCATCTGTTGCGAGGTCTACTTGATCTTTGGTATCGTATAGTTTGAGAAAATCAAACCCCGCTGCCGCCGTACCACTGCTTGACACGAACAAAAAGTAAATCTTACCTCCCGCACCAAACACATCACTGACCGCAGTGTTGCTTGCAAGAGAATCAGTCAGTTGACTGAAGTCAACGCGGGTAGACTGTTTATTTACTGTAGGCATTGATTACCCCATCACTTCGTCGAGGTACGCGGTGACCTCTGACAATAGAAGCGCGATGATCTCGTCACGCTCGTCTGGGGTGATCTTTTGATCGTCAGCCAGTGCAACGGTGATTTTTCGCCCGACCCGAAGGATGCGAGCGACAAGCTTGAAGATGTTGAACTTCTTGTTTTTAGCCATTTTTATCTCCGATAAACTGCTTCCAGCCCGTCTCAAAGGCGATTCTCTCGTAAGGGTCTTGCCCCTCAAAGACTTTGCCTTCCCAGACAACCCGGCCATTAGTGATTGGAAGTAAGTGCATATGAACGTCATTGGTGTTCTCGTCAAGTATAGCTACTCCGACGCCTTGTTGCCAGTCGGGAGCGAGAGAAACTCCGGGAGTCGGCCCCGGAACACGCACAAGGCATCCGGGACTCATGGCTGTGACGGTCTGAGGTCCATTGGGACCGTGAAACGTCTTTTGTACAAACTCCACCTTATGGATGTGGCCGTAGACCTCGGACCATCTGGCCGCCTTTGAGATGGCTGTCGCTGTTGCCCCGCTGCCTGCGCGAACTTTGTTACCATGAGTCACTCGGACGGGAGAGTTCGACTCGGGCCACAACCACCAGTCAGCACCATACGGCCCGACGTAGTCGATGTCTAGCCGATCAAGATGCAGAAGCCGGTTGAGGCTAAGTACGGGATCTGTTTCTAAAGCAGGGGCTACGTTTGTCGCCTCAGGCAAAAGCTCGACCGCTGCCTTGGCGATACGCTCTTCGTGATTTCCAGCCAAGTAAACTATTTTACTAGCAGGCGATGCGCTACGCAGGTCCGCTAGCCACCAGTGAAGCTCGTCAATCGCGGGCTGGGTAGTCTGTCGATACTCTGGCTTACGAGGGAATCGCGTACTCCATGGGGCTAGGTCTAGCATGTCGCCCAAGAGTACGATATTTGTAGGCTTCATAGCCCTCGCCAACGCGACCACAGCGTCCATCGCGGTACGGTCGTGCATCGGCTCTAAGTATGTGTACCTGTCTCTCCAGCAAAAGCCCAACTGCAAATCAGGTACAAACAAAGTGCTTTGCAACCCGGTCTCTCTTACGCCAGTGTCAATCCTCGGGATGTACTTAGCGGGATGAGCGGGTTTGCGGTCAGGCTCGATCTTGCGTTCAAGGTATGCTTTGACTTGATAAAGCGTGATAGTGTCTTCGCCGCCTTTGACGCTCTGTTCCCAAGAGTTACACTTCCACGAAGAGACGCGCCACTTGTTGGTATCGACCTTAGCGTGCTTCAGTAGCTGCTTCAGAGTCTTGACGCGGTGACCCTGCGCGCTGACGGTTATTTCTTCCATCAGATTTCCGGCACCAAGCCCTTAACCTTGTCGATGTTTCCTATAATGTCGGCGCCCCCGGTAGTGTCTCGGTAGCCCCGGATCGTAGGATCTTTTTCCTCGGCTGTCAGTTTTCGGCGGACTCTCGCCTCAAACCCGTTCTCTCCGTCAGCAGCCATCTCACGGGCGAGGCGCGATCTACGTCCTGCGGCGAGCATATCCTGCATTGACCGCGTCTTCGGGGCGTCTACCGGGCGCTGTGCGCTTTGCGCTGCCATCTGTTGCCCAGCAGCAAGCTGTTGAGCCTCTGCGTCCTTCTTAGTCTTTTTGTCCTTAAAGGCACCGCCGATTCCACCGGCAACCGCGCCAATAGCGCCCCCGATAACAGTGCCGACACCCGGCACGATTGAGCCTAGCGTTGCGCCTGTTGAGGCCCCGGTTGCTGCGCCTTTGGCAATGTTGCTCATACCGCTCCCTAGTACGCGGGTTCAATCTCAAGAACAATCTTGGCAGAGGTCACAGACGTATAGTCGAACTCCCCTGAAACGAAGCTCACATACAGTTTGCCGTCGTTCGCATCGGGACCAAGCACACCGGCGGACACATCGTAAAATAGTGGACCGTATTCTATCGCCGGACCACCCGGAGACGCGGGAAAAACATATTGGGTCAACATGTTGATGCAGAGCATATATATCCCAGTAGGGATGGGCCTGACCCCAAGAGCCGTCCCTCCGCCTCCTACCTCCTGCTTAAAGGTGATCGCGACCAGCGTAGATTGAATATCTGCGGAAGACAGGTCGGCGGTCGTCCCCGCCGCAGCGGTTCCACTAGTATGGAGCACAATAGCGTCCAAGCCGGTATTTCGCATTTGTGCGCCGTCAGTAATAATCAAACGTGCCGAACGGATAATCCCTCGGGTGGGCAGTCCTGTGATTTCAAACGTAGCTCGCTCATCAGAGCTACTACCGTCCGGCAAATTGCCCACCGTAAGCGATGTTTCGGACAATATCCGAGAAGGCCTGATGCGTGAAACGCCCATCTAAGCCCCCTATTACTCGGATTCAGGAGCGAACAACACTACTGCATCTGACTTGAGCACACCCGTTCGCGCTGTAACAATCCGGCCAACAATGCCACCGGCAACGGCGGCTGTCAACTGCCCGTTGGCATCGGTGTAAATGGCCGTGCCAGCAGCGCCTGCGATGTTTAGACCTGTGACCATCTTCCACGGAAGACCGATTCCATAACCACCGTTAGGAATGTCATGCTTTGCAATCAGCAAACGGCCCGTCGTTGTCGCCGCGTCGGCAGCGGAGTGCTTGTAGACCAGAAAAGTGCCTTGTGAGCCACTGGGGTACATTACAGTGTTCTCGGTGAGGCCGGTTTCGCCGCCTACAACCTTGACGGCCATAGAGTAACTGAAGTCTCTGCCAGCCTTTAAAAGCCGCTGCTTAAACATGGATGCCATTTCGATGTCTCCTTAAGACGTATCCTCTTCGGATGTTGTTTCTATACAGTGCCTAAGGCACCATGTCAAGGGTTTGCCCTGCAAGAGCGGGATTGATTGAAGCGTTGGCTAGCATCATCGTGTCGTGCCCAAGCAGGCCTCCTACGAGAATCAAGCCCAAAACTATAGTTTGGGGGTTTTTTAACGCGGTTCCCCAATCAAACTGATTGCGGTTAGAAAGCTCCGTAAGTTGGGCTTCGATGCGGTCTAGCGTTTTGCCAGAGTGCTTTTGTTCGTTTTGAACGATGGCAAGCGCTTCACGGATGCCGCCTACTTGGTCTTCGAGAACCGTTACGCGCTGGTCTAAGTTGGACATTATTCCACCATACCTTCTTTGCCTGCTTTTTTGTATTTCCGACCGACTTCTCTTTTGTCGGATTTGACTTTGAAGCTTTTAGTCTGATCGCCGTGTAAAAGATAAACTTTCTGTACGTTCATTAACTGACTCAATACAGTTAGTCTCTTTTGTACTTCGGATTTATCCATCCCTGCAAGATATGCGCGGGTCTCGATAGGCGTTAATGCGCCTAGATCCGTACCAAATATGACGGAGGCCATAAGGCGGAAACGGTTCACTTCGCGTCCCGCCATGTCCAACATGCCGGTCTTTATGAGGTTGTCGTTAGACCTGATTTTGCCGTTTGTTTCGGTCAAACCAAGAGAGTTGGTCATGCCGAACAGCTTGGCGAACTCAAGCTCTGCCCCTGTAAGCGGCTTCCCGTAGGTTGATTTTGGGGGTATTGGAAGTCCAGTAAGCTTCCGCAAGGTGTCCTCGAAGACATTTTCTGCGATAGGGTTCATCATATTGACTAGCTCTTTCAGTATAAAAGAGGCTCCCTCTCTGGTGTCGAAGTCTACGTCTTTGCGGAGGCCAGCAACGGCTGCGCCGGAGACAAGGTGAATCATCTCGGAATACATGTTTTGGAACTCGATGGACGTAAGACGTGTCGATACAGTCTTCGCGTAGTTCACACGGTCCCTGCCTAGCTCTGACATCATCTTCTGACCCTCTTTGGTCAGCGTCCCGACATCGGAGATCATGTAATCCATCAGCCAATCAGGAAGCTCTAGTTCTCTCGCTATCCTCCGCTGCTCCGCCGGGCTGAGGCCTGCGGGGTCTTCTCCTTCGCCTATTCCCATCGAAGGGCTAACGTACTGCTCATGGAAAACCACGTTAGCAAAACGACTCATGGCCTCCATGCGCTGCTGTTTGGTGTTAAACCTCGCATGTCTCTTGGCGTAATCAAGCAAGTCGTCTGACCCGTGAAACAGGGCATTAAAGTTCTGCGCAATCGCGTTCTTAGAGAAAGTGTAAAAGGCGCTGATCCGGGCAATCCACTCTGTCTCGAACTTGCCTACGCTTGTCTGGTAATCGTACAGCGCCCTAGACATCATGTCGGCAGCCTCGTCTCTGGACATGCCTTTATTAAATCGCAGATGCGCGTAGAACTGAAGACGCTGCCTTCGCTGTGACGCCCGCATGGTGATGTCCATGATGTCGAAGTATTCGTCTTTCGCGTCTTGTAAGGTCTTGATGGCCGAGTTGGTTGACTTCAGCCCTTTTTCTACAAGCCCGATGTTGCGATCAACGGCCTCACGAAGCTCTGTCCCCCAGTCGGCGTGCCGGATGCTGTCGTCCATGCCGTCTTCTAGGGCCTCGTTCATAAGCTTCGCGGGGTTTACTTTTACAGTCTCGCCATTTGCCTTCTTGTAAACCTTGACCTCATCGGTCCCTTCGAGAACATCGTCGATGAAGCGGTTAAAGGTCGCGTCGAACAGCGATGGCAGTCTAAGACCCACGTCCCCAGCGACTTGTGCGGCTTTTCGCGTGGCGTCTTGAAGCCGTGTCCCTAGATACGGAACGTAACCTAGAGAGCCGTACATAGAAATCACAGCTGCATCACCGATGCTCAACTCGGTTGCCATCTGTGAAAAGTCGCCTACTTGGTTATTTACGAAGAATCCGGGATTCGGAGATAAAAGCCCGGTAAGTACATGCCTCTTCCACAGACTTATCATCTTGAGGGTTGTTGACGCTAGGTTCTGTGTCAGCACATTGCCCGCGCCGACGTCAGACAGGTTCTCTGTAAGTTTTTTAGAGATATTGTCTAAGTTTTTAGAGAACGTCTCAAGCTTAAACCTTGGTACAATCCGCATGTTTCCGTTGGCGTCTTTAGAGTGCGCCACCAACTCCATAAAATCGTCCGACGCTTGGCGGATATTGCTCGACAAGTCTTTCTTATACGCCTGCTGAACTAGGTCTGGACCAAAGCGCAAGTACGCATCGGCCACATCTAGGAAAGAAAGCTCTGGTTCCCGTAACGTCAAATCCTTGATGGGGATGTCTTTCGGCTTGCCGTTTAGAACTACACGTCCATATGTTATTCCGTCTACCGTTACGATGTCCATCAGCTCCATCGCGGCCACCGCATTAGGCTGCGCCTCGGTCACAACCTTCTCCATCGAAGAGACTGGCCCTCGCTTTTTAGCCGCCTGCTGAGTCCGGTTTGTGATTGTACGGTAAGTCTCTACGTCCGCCTTAAGAACTACCATGTCCTTAACTTCAAGAGTTTGACGCATAGGGATAATTTCTTTGCCTCTACCGATGAATCTTTCGTAGGCGCGGATGTTGCGGATGTTCAGGCCCGCGCCGACTAGATTGGCCATCCTAGAAGTGTACGTCTCCTCTACCGCGCCTGCTACAATAGATTTGTACGACAAGGACATGTCCTTCGCAGGGATGTTTTCAAAGGTGTCAGCCACCCTTCTCATGCCCGCGTCTTTAACGGCGTCAAACGCCAACTTCTGCATCCCCTCTAAGGTTAGATCGGCAGGCGCGTCTTTGAGCTTTGCGACAAACTTCATCACAGCCTCACCCGCCTTAAGGGCCTCTGCCCCCAAGACGTTATCGGACACAAAGGCTTTTACGAACGCCTCTAGAGACGCGGACTGTTGGTTCTTAAAGAACTCCTCCCGTGCCTTATCGTTCTTAGGGATAACTCGGGCGATGTTCAGGAAGCCCTCTTTGGCGGTCTCGAAGAACGATGCTCCCATGCCGATGTTACCACTGACTTCAATGCCGGGACGAAGCTGTATAGTCTCTCCGCTTGTAAGGTACTGTTTGATTAGGTTGCTACGCTCGGCTTCGGGAGCGTACCTTACGACGATGCTCAGGTCTTGTGCGGCGGCTCGGGCAAATCGCGCTGTTCGCTTCGCAATCCGGTCTACCCCTTTGCCAAATCGGGGGCCTAAGAGCGCGACCCTTGTATTAAAGATCGTCCCCAGCTTACGGGCAAATAAATCGTTGACACGGATTGATGTCGCAGCGTACCACATGCGTGGCCGGGTAAAAGCGTCCGTGAACAGGTTTATCTTGACCTTGTTCATTGTCGCAGGTGCCGCCCACATTCTCTCGGCGAGGTCTGCCTTCGTTAGCGCCTCTAAGAAGTCCTCATTGGACAGCGCGGCCAAATCATTGGAGGCGAGCTTTCTGATCTCGTCTAAACGCGCAGTGTCTGCGACGATCTCATCTACGCCACGGCCTTCCTCTATAAGCTTCTTAATCTCCTCACCACCACGGCGTGTCTTGGCCACGTCAATAGCAGCAGATACTTTGGTGAGGCTGTCAAGCATGGCCTCAGCTATCTGCGTTTGGGCCATCAAGGCCTTAGGCCCCAACTGAACCTCCTCACCAACAACCTTGGCGATACCCTCTGCAGTCGCAATCTCCTCTGACGCCCGCCGAATAGTTCCCTCTGCGGCTTGTTGTGTTTTCTGTAACTCCAAGATTTGGGCATTTAGCTCGTCTTGTTGTTTTGCTAAAAACTTAGCGTCAACGCCCCTTCCGCCCACACCCTTAAGCGTGCGTGTCAGCATCTCTACGGCTTTAGGTTTCAGCAAGGCCTTGACGTTGTTTACCGTAAGATCCAAGGCCGCTTGAGCCTTTGTCTGCTTGGCTATCGCCGCGTCTGCCCGCTTCTTCAGTCGGGCCTGATGGCGAGACAGCGGACTGGTAACCTCTTTTTGGTAGAACTTGGCAATCTTCTGACGCATGGTTTTTTTGGCCGCTCGGGCCTCCTTGACCTTGTCAAACTTTTTGACCCCTAGCTCGGCTATTTCTTCCCTTAACGCCTTGATTTCGGCATCCCGTCCTTTAAAGAAAGTCTTGGCCTCGTCACTGCTTAGGTACTGATCTAGCTTTTTAGCCTTCCCTGAGCTGATGTAGGCGCTAAACGCATCATCATCCACCATTGCCCGAGACGTGGCCATGGCAATATGATCGTTTTGGGCCTTTTTGGCGAAGGCTGACGCACGGTTAAGTGCCGCCTGCGCCCCCCGAAGGTCGTTTCCGTAAGCGTTAAGACTGTTGCGGACGGCCATGTGTACTGATTCCGAGGCTTCTGCGGCTGTTTTTGCGTCTTTAGCTTTTTCAATATCTTTGACGGCGTCGGCCCGCGACTTTACTGCGTTTTTGGCCTCGCTCTTCATGATGCTTGTTTCTCTTCTTACGATGTTGACGAGGCTGTCCGCTGGACCTCCGGCCCGCGTCCCAGCATCATAGGCGACCTGTTGAAGAATCGCTCGTGCCGCGCCTGTCTTATCATCATTTGCGGCCTTCTGAAGGGCAGCGGCTACGTCAACGGGGTTGGTCCTCTGTTCCGCGCTGAGGCCGTCAACAGCCTTGGTCAGAAGGTTTTTACCGTCATCTAGGCGATCAACGTGGCGAAGTCGGGCGAGGCCTTTTGCCGTCTTGCCTGCGCCGCCTAAAGCTTTCGCTGCCTTTCCTACAAAGGGCAGACCCATAAAAACATCCGGCTCTAGCAACATGATGCCGAACGTGGGAACGCCCACCATTACAGCAGCGGTTGTGGGATTTGCTTCCCCGAACTCACCTAGCATGACCGGCCCAGCCTCTGTAAGCAGTCTGCCTGCATTGTCCGTGGTAGTGGCGATCTCCTCGACAAGACGGTCACTGTTCCAGATTTGCCCCATCCGCTTTAGAATCCAAGTCCCTCGTCCCGAGGCTTTATCACCAAACTCTCTGACATAGTCTTTGTGCGCAAGATGATACGCGGCCCCGATTGCCTCTGTAGGCGCGTATCTGAAGATAGAGTCAGCCGCGTTCGCAACTCCTCCGTCAGTGATATAAGTGGCAACAACGCCCTTTTCGGCAACTTCTTCGGCCTCTTCGCCCCGTTTGCCGATGGTGCCTGCGATCTTACGGTGGGGCAAAAAGGGCGCGAGCAAAGGCTTGAGCACTGGAAGTGTCGAGATAGGCCCGAGAATGCCGGTTCCGTCAAGGTAGTTCTGGAGGGCGTCATCGTTACGCCTGTACACGAACGAGGGCGTGCTTCGCTCAATACGGGAGATGTCGCCACGGGCAAGCCCTTCGGCCTCTGTTCGGATCTCGTCTCTCTCTGAAACGTCGAAGGTCGATAAAGGCTTGTTGTTTGTAAGCTGCTTAATATAGTGCGCTTTTGCAGAGGTATACGCGATGTCTAGGTTAATGCCTCGGTTTTTGCCTGTAGGATCTTCGTAAATCGGCTTGTAGACATCCATCGCCAGCGCGGTTTTTTGCGGGCGATAGGCATTGCTTAGGTACTTTTTGCGCTCCGTAGGGCTGTCAAACGCAAACTCCGCAAACTCTGTAGACGTGGGCGTAGCCGTGAGGCCCAGTGAAACGCTCTTATAAAGCTCGGGGTCTGAAGTGTCTGAATGTAGCACCTGCTCCGCAGACGGCTTCATCTCCTCTGCCTGCTGGGCGTCAAAGCCTGTGCCCGTCATGTTCGCAGTGCCGACAAGTTTACCGTTTACAACGCCCACCGAGCGGTATTTTACCTTTCTGCTCTTAGCTTCTTCTTGAAGCCTTTTCTGGTCAGCATTGTATGCTTCAGCGTCACGCCGGAAGTTCTCTTTGAGGTCAGCGAGGTCTTTGTATTCACGCCCTAGTTGAGTCATCGACATCACGTTCAAGGCTTTAAACTCGTTATCCCCGAGCTTGTCGTGCTCTTCCTGCCGCAAAGCCTGTCCGACGATTGCGTTAAGGCGGTCCTGTCTAGCCGCCTTGTTAGGCTCAATGTTGTTGGTCGAAAGGATGTTATCAAGAGCCAACTCTTGTTCGCTGACGAGGCCTGCGCCTTTTGTATAGGCGGCTTGCCTCAAAGCGTTAGACGGCAGTCGAGACCGTAAATCCGCGCTCATGTCCGTAGTGGGCTTCTTTTCTACCGTAGGACGCATCAGTTTAGCAGCGGCGTTACCCTTGTCCGCTTGGGTCTGAACGTACTTATTAAGTTGATCAGGAGTAAACTTGATAAACTCGGCGTAACTAGGCCTTTCAAAGTTAGGCTTTGAAGGCTCTGGCTCCGGCGGAGCTACAGGAGCTTCAGGAACCTCTGGGACTTCCGGGACAGTTTCTTCCGCCATAATGACCTACAGTTGATTTAGCTTAGTGTGAAGCGGGATTGCTGTGAGATTAGACTTACCTACCTTCAGAGTCGCCGTCCAGTCTCCCGTTGGTCCAAGGCCTGCTTGCGCCATAAGCTCAATCTTCGCAACGTCAGAGAGTCCGCCTGCAGTTAAATCCGAAGGTGTGATTACAGTGCGTATGGACACATCCTGATTGGTCAACCTGTCAGCGGAAGTCGCGCTGGTGTAGAAGCCCGGATAGTGATAAGTTATTGCAGGGGAAACGGTAGGGTCATAGCTTTTGGTCGATATTGTAACCCTCGGCGACAACGTCCTCATCGTCCGCTCAAGGACATAGGATTTTGCGGGCGAAGATGAGTCCGTGACCTTGATGTAAAACAGTCCGAAATGCTCATCTTCATTGGGATCCCAGACATCGGTTCCAGTTGTGTCTGTCGCCGTAACGACAATCTTCGTCAAGTCGGCGTTAGCCAAGACCAATATGGCCCCCACTTGTGAGTCTGTGTCCATACCAAGTTCTATGGAAATGCTAGAAGGCAGCAGATTATAAGACACGTCAGCAATAGATGTAGCGGTACCGGCAACTGTGGTCGTCGAGCTAAAAGCGTTGTGATTCATGGTGGAGAAGATGTTCCGCGAGCCGGAACCCACCAATACCCCGCCAGACAAGTCTGCGTAGGTGGTTTCGTCGGCAACGCCATCTTGGAGCACAAGCCTTGGAAGATGGTTGTGCCTAAGAGCGCCTAAAGACAGATCTTCGAGACTAAGTTGGTTTATACCACTAGTTGTTCCGATGGCCGATTCAAACCTGAGGTTTAGTGAATCAGCGGTAAAGTCGGAATCCGGGTCAAGGTAGGTGTAAATGATGGCCATTAGCGGAGCATCTCCAAGGCAAAAATCTCCCTATTGGCGATATAGGTGTTGCTATCGGAGGAGGAGCTTTCCATCGACGCGCGGATGTTCATGACCGCCACCTCGATAAGGTGCCTGCCCGGTGAAAGCTCTAGAATCGTGTCCACGGTCACCGGAAGCCTTGCCCCCGAAAGGCCGCCTCCACATTGGGGCGTGGCAAGCTCCGAGTCGGTATTCGGCTCGACCACAAGCCCTCTCCCTTTAAATCCACGGTAAAACTCATTAGACGAATCTCCGGTGCCTAGCACCGATTCAAACACAGTGGTCCCGTCAATCTTGAGTCCCACGCTATACCCGAAGCCTTTTTGGTCAATCCGGGCCACGCCTGTACCTGCAATAAGCTGAAGCGAGGCGCAAATCCAAACGGTTCCGCCCTTGGCCACAAAATCAAGTGACAAGCCGTTGTTGTCAAAGGTCTGCCAGCCATCGGTGCTTGCGATGGTTGCCCACTTGGCCTTGTTAAGGTAGTCCAGAACGCTCGGAGACTCAGACGCGGTGTGCAGAATAAAAGCTGCGTCTTCTGCTAGCTGAGTCCGTGCGATCGGGGGCGTCTCGGCGCTGATGTTATGCTCGTCAAGAGCGCCGGAGGCTTCCGAAACAATCGGAATAAAGTTCTCATTGATACCATCAGTGTCGATGACAGCGCCCGATTTAATGTCGTATCTTGGGTATCTCCAAGCCATCTGTCACCCCGGTGTCTGTGCGCCACCGAAGTAACGCGGAGACTCGTCGAAAGATAACCCCACAAACTCCCAAGCGCCGGTCCCTCGGATGCGGAACTTGAAGGTCTCGGCTGAGGGCAGGTAGATTTGCGCCCTTGTCCAAAACGGACGGCGCTCTTTATACTTGCCCCCTGAGTCCAAGGCTTCCTCACCCCAAAACGGAGGCACATCCATAGTGGAGTAGCGAGTCGTGGTGACCGTCTCCACAACGGTGTCTCTCCAATCACGCATCACCTCTACGGTAATGTCGGCCTTCTCCGTCTCCCGGAACCAAAGATAAAGCTTAGGTACTGTTTTTTTGGACAAAGAGGCCTGACCGTCAAGCCACACGGTTTCGATCAAGGCCTCGCGACTGTCGATAAGGGCCGTTAGGGACTCGTCTGAGCGATTTCCCACATGGTCTAGGAGGTAGACGCCAGAATGTCCCTCGTCGCCCGTCACAGAGCCTGCTGCGAGCATATATGAACGATGGTCTTGTGTGACACATACAGAACGGGGCTGAAAGTCAGTTCGGATGCGCCAGCCGTTGCCATCGTAGATGAAGCAGGTGTCGTTTTCAACATTGCCGTTAGTAGACACCCAGCACCGGTACTCGTTAGTTTCAGGGTCATACGCCGAACAGGCTTGCGGAAAACGTGATTTTGTGGCCCGTTTGAAGTATTTGTCCAGCGCGCCGGAAATAGGCGTGATGCTCTCGCCGTCGTAACTGTAAAAACCGTCAGACCCTAACCAGATGACATTATCTAAAGTTGTGGTCTGTAGGGACGAGGGCGCGTGACATCCGATCTCCGACGATAGTGGCTCGGGCCTAAAACGTGCCCCGTCGTCGGACACTTGTACAAGGAATGAGCTTCGGCGGGTAAACACTAAAAGCCCTTTAGGGCATCGCCACAGACCTGTGATTTCACCGCCAGTCGCGTCAGGGTAAATCTTCTCACGCGCTTTAAACGTCCCCCATTGGCCCGGCATTGAAGGCATGATGGCAGACTCTTGTCCTTCGATATTGCCAATCCATAGACGCCCAAAAGCAACCTTACAAAGCTTAAACTTTGGTACAGCTACAATGTCTAAAGCTTCACGAGTTAAAAACGAGTCCGGGATGTTATCAGGATAAATGGTCGTCACGTTGTCGGGGAGCGTGGCAAACGCATTGGCTACCGAAGCAGAGTTAAGGGCAAGCTCGTAGAACTTGACGTCCCCTGAGTTTTTGAGGTCTTTTGTCCGGTGTATGATCCGACCGACACAGTGCTCTGGTCCAGTCGGAACCCCCGCCCAAGCTATCTGCATCCTAAGCGCATCCACGGAAACGCCTATCGCCGCCGCACCCATGCCGACCGAACCGGGAAAAGCGTTGTTTACCTTTAGCTTGGCGCCTTGACGTGTAAACTGGACAGGCTCACTGGCGTTTGAAAGCGCCGACAGGTTGCCCCAACGGTCGATAAACTGAACCTTGCAGCGCCATTCTCCGGGGTTCAGCCAGCCGGTTGCTGTGACGGCAGAATCGGTAAAATCGCTAACCGTGCCAAGGCGGCAATGACCAAAGCCGTAAGTCATGCCGGAAACACCTGCGGTTCTAAGCATGTAGCCTAGCCCGGAATGAGCGTAGCCGGTGTCATTTGACCCAATAATGGTATCCGTCTGGGTAACACCCATGTTGGAATCTTCCGGTCCACGCGCTGAAGGTGTCTCTGGAACGTCGGAAAAGCCTAGCGGGGCAATGATTTCGCCGTCGTAAAAGTACGCCCGTCCGTCTTGGGGAACGATAACAATCCCTGTGCCTGTAGCCTCAAACTGCGTAGGAAACCGAATCGCATTGTCGTCCCGCAGAACGTCCTCAACCCCGTGCGAACTTGCGGGAGAAGATAGAAGTTGCCGCCAGTTTCGATGCCAACCCCTGAACTCCCACAGTTCGTAGCCTGTATGGAGGAGCAAAACGCTACGCTCTCTGCCGTATAGCTTGGTATGGAAGATGCCGTGCTGATGCTGTCCGTATACCGGATACTCCGGGTACACGGTTCGGAGCGCACGAGGGTTTCCTGTTGAGCCGACAGAGGAGAGAGGACGTTCGCCCGGCGTTCCGTATTTAAAGTCTTGCTCAAACACCAAGGTGTCTTTGATGGGGACATACGCGGCTGGTCCCCAGATGGAGCGAAGGGTGCCTTCGTCCATCGGGTACATGTTCTTGATCTCATGAGCAAGCTCATTAGGAAGGAATAGCTTCCCAGCCTGTGTTCTTAGGAGATAGGGGCCAAGAGAGGCCACTCCGCGCTGGTCCGCCATGATTAAGCCTTCTTCTTAGGTCGCCCCACTTTCGGAGCGGAAGGCCGTCCAAGTTTTGCGGAAGCGGGCCGTCCCACCAAAGTAAACTGCTCCCAACGCTCAGAGTTGGGCCGGACGATTTCGGGGGCAAAGCCTGTAGCAAGCATTGTTCCCTCGATAACACCGTTAGGACTGTGTGTAATAGAGACCAGAGTCCCTTGAAGTTTACGCCCGACCGAATCAGACCAAGTATAAATCCCACCGCAAACCATATCTGCCTTCATTCTATAACCCCTCCCAAATCATCCGTTGATAAACGACGGTTCCACTTGCGCCCTGTCCGGTAGCCGGTGGCCCGTGTCATACGACGTAACACAGGTACGTCCGGGGTGCGAAGGTCACCGTATCTTTTCGATAAAGTGAGAAGAGCTTCTTGATATTTTTCTTTGCTGACCTGAGACATGACTGCATTGCCCATGTTCTCGTAAAGGTATACCATGGCGCGCTCTAAGAGCACGCTCATGCACTCCGCATGGATAAGCGGGGTGTCTTGGTCGTCAACAAGCTTGGACGGCCTCACCACGGCGCGGATCTCTGTAACGTACCGCTTGTCAGGCTTAGGGTAAAACTGCATGGTTTGATACCCGTGGATGTCACGAAGGCGGCGATTGTAATCAGGGAGAAACTCGCCAGTGTCGTACCAAATGCCGTCATTAACGCTGTCGGCGCGCATCTCTGCTAACAGAAGAAAATCTTCTGCGACATCAAGCTGTGATCGCTGAAGTCCCGCCGCCTCGTTAGCAAGCTCACCGTAGTTTGTCATGTCCGTCGATGTGCGCTTCCGGTAGATTCGGATGTATACACCACTTTGATTTAAAGACTGACGGGTGTATGTTGAGCTACTGAAGCTGATGCTGTTCAAGTAGCCCAGAGCGTAGGTAATGTTCGGCAGCGAGACCTTAATCGCAGGCAAAAAGCCCTTGACCAGCCCGTTGTGCTTAACGGCGGCTGATGCGGAAGATGGTGGAGACTCGAACCGAGGGGTTCGGAATCTGTTCCGGGCAGGGTTGTTGCCGTCGGTCGAAATAGAATAGTTGGGAAAAACTGTTGTATTCGTGATTTCCAAAGGCTGCGCGAAGCCCTCCCAACTGCCGAGGCCGGGAAGCTGAAACTCAACGTCGCGCTTGCCCCAAGTGTAGGTCACCTTATACTCAAAGGTTCCGGCAGGCTCCGGTCCAAGCCAAGCGGCAGCTACCGTGTCGCCTGTAATGGCAAGACTTGCTGCCGGTGGAACGCTTGGTCCGCGCATGTGGATATGTTGTCGGCGAAAGATGCAGCGAGGAATCCCCGAAGCTACTTGGCTAGGGGGTCCGTCAAGCTCAAACTCTTCTGCCTCCCGCTGACCGTATACGTCAAGCGGGTAGTTGATGTCCTGATCTCGAAGCCGCGCAGAGCGAAGCTCAATGAGGTCGTCCGGCAGGGCATAAGCATCGGTGTAAATGCGGTACTTAAAGTCACCTTGACCGTAGGTTCCGATGTCCCAAGGCGTCACCAAGGTAAAGTAATAGTAGTTGTCCGAAGCGTTTTTCCACACGGAGCGGATTTGATTTCGGATTTTAGTCCCATCGGCGGTTGTAATCTCTATGCGGCGTCCGTCCCAAGAGCGATCAAACTTCCAAGCATTAAAAGCGGCGGGCTTGGCTGCTTGCTGTGTAGACGTATAAGTAGTGCGCCATGTCCATGGATCGCGTGTCGTAGGGCTTCCGGGCAGCGTGTTAGCGCCTGCCAAACGGACGTTGTCGAGAACCCCGTTGTCAACGTCACCAGCTAAAGAGGCAACATCCGGCTCTGTAGCCAGATGCACCTTAGATTCAAAGAAGAGAAACGGCGCTTCCAAGGCCAACACATTATAGGCCCGGTTGATGAAGTTATTGACGCGAGATGTCGCCTCAGACGACTGGGTCGGTGCCCAGTCCGCCTGAGCGAACATCGCGTCCCGAATCTCTTTGAGATTCATTTACTAGCCCATACAGTTGATGTGAGCGTTGCCCGTCTCACCTGTGAGAATCGCCGCGAGGGAAAGTCCGAACGTAGGGTGGGTCAGCGCGCCACCAGACGCATCTGCGCGTCCAGCGGTGCCGTTGCCAACCTGAAGTCCAGCGTTCGCGCTAACACCCGTGTCAATCAACACGGTGCCAACGCCCTTGCGGAGAATGAAACCATACGACTCTGCCGGAATCGCGGTCTGAACGCATCCAACCACCCGCGCCGTCGTCTCGCTGGTGGGACAGCGAACAACTTGGTAGGTGAGGGACGAGTCGACGCGACCGCAAACGGTTCCGACCACAAGCTCTACAGAGTCTTTGTTTTGGACGTAAATCCAAGTTTGAAGACCCTTATCGCCATCAGGCACAGTCAACTCAAACCCCAGAGGAGCCTGTTGTGTTGTGGTAACTGTGGTAGTATTAATACCTGCTGCTGTAAATCCAGACATGAGACCTCCTTAAGGTGTGCCTGCGCCAGTGACGACGAAGTTGGAACGAAGCTGCGTGGTGTGGAGGCCCATCATGAGCACCAACTCGTAGCGGAAAATGTCTTGGTCAGGGATTCGGAACGGTCCACGGAGAGCGAAGTCGCCCTTCGTTTCGCGAGCCGCATCGTGGCCAAGGGTAAACAGGTGCCAAGTCGGAGTCTTGAGACCGTAGATGATGCCGTCCTGTGCAGCCGCGCTGAACAAGTTAGCTCCTGCTGCATCAACAGCGCCGATGTCAATGGAGTCATCGAGGTAGAAGTCAGCTTCGAGGAACTTCACGCCCTGACGGACGAGAGGTGGGGCCTTGTCGCCTTCAACCTTGATCACGCGAACTTGATCGTCCAAGTCGTCGATGTAGTTGAGGTAAGATGACTCATCACCGATCATCAGATCGACGGGACCAGAGGTCTTGCCTTGACGCGATGCGGCGAAGTACGCCTTACGCATTTGGCTACGACCGTTGACAGCAAACGAGGTGATGTCTTCGTACTGGTTGTTCCAGCCGTTGATTGTACCCTGTGTCAAGCCGTGGATGGTGTTGCCGGTGGTGCCTTGGTCTGCGATAGATCGCTGTTGCAAGATGCCTTGGCGGGCAGAGCCGTCGGGGGTGAACTGTGCGTTACCGTTGAGGGTAACAAAGCCGCCGACACCGTTGCCGTTTCCTGTTCCAAGCTGATTCGAGATCCGCTCGTGGAAGTCAGACAGCGCCAACTCTGGGTAGTGCTGAAGGATTCGCGCGAGGTCCATCTCGCCGTTGGCCTCAGCCAAGTCCTTGCCGGGAACGTCGAACGCATAGATGAGACGCGGAGCAACCACGTTTCCTCGGTGTGCGTTTTGTGTACGCCCACCAGCGATGACTTCCGAACCAGTGGTGACTTGTGTCACGCTACCGGGACCATCTGTTACAACAGCAAACTCACGCTTTGGCCCTTTTAGGGCGGCGCGCTCAAGGTTGCCGTTCATCATTACTTTTTCCATCAGGGGATGGAACTTTACAAACATCTCGCTGTATGACGGCATCAACTCATTTAGAGCAGTCGCCAATACGTCAGGTGAAATAGCCATTAGGCTCTCCTAGTTTTGGTTTTACTTAATGCACTTCGCGCAACATGTGATCTCCAGTCCTTCAAGGACATTGCGTCAGTATTCGGTGCAGTAGACTGCGCTGGAGGCCTACTTGGTGTAGTAGCCCCCGCCGTTAACTGTGCGCCCGGACGAGGCTTCGCAGCCCTTTGCCTGCCCGCAGCGGCAAACCGCAGCGCGTAAGCATCAGGAACTCCATCGGCCTTCGCCTTTCTCGCAATCCCAAGAACATCATCCGAAAGGCGCGAGGCTTTCGCTGCGGTCTCAAGATCCCAGCCCTCTTCGAGCAGGTCTGCAAACTTTGTTGCGAGTTCATTACTCTCGAAAATATCGGAGTTTGTCTCGCGAAACGTCTGTGCGTAAGCATCTGCTTCGGCCTCAATGGCGGCCTCTACATTTGCCTTAAATCCCTCATATTCCGTCTGCATCGAGGTGTACTTGTCGTCAAGCTCACCATACCGACCTTCCCAGTCAGACAGTTTTGTGGAGTATTCCTCTACACGAGGGTCTTCGTTGCCCCCCATAAGTGCTTCGTAAAGCCTACGAGTATGGTCCGAGGACTCTTCGTGTTCTTTAATCTTAGCATCAGACCGAGAGGTGTAGTAATCGGAAAGCTTGCTGCCCCAACCGCGCACAGGCTCTGGCAGAGCATCATGTGTGCCATCCCAATCGTCCCACCCAAAATCGTCATGAGAGGGGAAAGAGGCGAGGGCCGAGTCACTTTCCGTGTCGTCGGAGAGGGAGGGAGCCGAAGTGGCAGGAGCGTCATCGGAAGCGACGTCAACCGCCTCTGCTTCAACAGGCGCGTCAACTGCCCCGGATGCTGGTGCTTCAGCCCCCGCCTCAGAAAGTTCTTCATCCATGTTTTCCCTCCTCTTTATTACCCAGTTTTCTGGCGACAATAATGGTCATCGCCCGAGTTTTTTGTCGAGGGTTTGTTCCGGGGTCTTGCATCCCGGCGGGAAGAAGGCTGACTAGCTCTTGTGGAAAGCTATCGTCGTCAGGCCCCATGTCTTCCTCGTGTTCCTCTCCCTCTTCTTCGTAACCAGAGCTTTTGCCCGGCTGCTTCATGATCAGATCGTACCCGCATTCGTCCAACATCTCTTCGAGTTCCGCCTGATTCTGAGGCGGACTCTCGTTTAACTTGGAGACTAGCTTATTCATTGCGGGCATGACGACCTCATAACGCCTTTAGTGGACGTATATTTTGCTGTCAACTTTTCCAGACAACTTAGCTTTTTCTTTTCTTCGGGTCTTGCGCTTGTGTTCAAGGTCATTGTAACCTTGTTTTTTTGCTTTTCGCTCGGCTTTGGACCGCGCCATATCGTGATGGTCTTTCCATTGTTTAGAGTCTGCCGAGACAATCGCGCAGTCAGGATTATTACGCTGATACTCGCGCCAATCAGATCCCGATTCAAAAGACTTACCTATCTGCCCAACAACAAGAGGCTTTGACGGCATTGGTCCGATTAAGGCGACTTCGCTAATCACCGTAACCATTAACGCCTTACACTCCGGGCATGTCGTTTTACCATGGTCCGCAAGAGGCACTACGATGTCGTTAAAATAACCACACCCTTTAGGACATTTAAAATCATAGATAGGCATAATGTTCCCTCACTTTTTGTAGCCGCCGCGCGACCCTCGTTTGCCAAGCATCTTTTTTACTTTTTTCTTTCGCGCGTCTTTATACATTATTTGCCTACGGCTTTTTGCGCGGCTTTATGTGCTTCTTCAAAAGAGGCCCCGTCGAGCATCATGCCGATCATCATTTTGATGTGCTCAGGACTGTGGTGCTCGGCGTGCTCCTTCATTTGCGCCTGTTGCTCCGGGGTCAACTTAGACTCACGCATCGTTTTTGAGGCAACTTGTTTTACGTTGGGCATTCCGGGCATTATTTTTTCCCGCACTTACACTTAGATTTTTTCTTACGAACTAGAGGCGCTACAAGGCGAAGGACGGAGCCTGCAATATCGAGGATTTTCTTGATGGGGATACGCATTACTTCTTGCCGCCGGGCTTGGGCTTGCCGGGGTTGGGCTTGCCGGGGTTGATGGGCGGGCGTGCGGGCGCGCGACCTGCTTCGTCCGCTACACGTTGTTTTGAGTTTTTAGTGCGTTGCTCCGCAGCATTCTCGGCCCGTTTTGCATCCGCAGCGTTTGTGGGAATCTTTTTCGGAGCGCCATGGCGAGTGCCACCCTTAGCCTTACGCTTCTTAGCGGGGCCTTTTCCGTTAGGGCCGAGGACTGCGGCAATCGACGATGCCGCTACGTCTTTTAGGGATTTTCCAGTACCAAGACTGTTGTACTTAAATGCCATAAGAACTTCCTACATCATGGGGGGTTCGTTTTCGCTCATCTCTTCGTTTTCGGCTTCAGGGGGCGATTCATCTTCTTCTTGCGCTCTGGCGCGAGAGAGGGACTCTTCAGGGTCCATTCCCTCCTCTTCCATACGAGCAAGGATGTCTTTCACAGCTTCATTTTCTTCGTCACCACCAGCTTCTTTAAGCGCCTCTACCAGCATGGCCATAAGGTCATCCTCAGGAGGCGCTTCAGGAACCGCTTTGTCTGCTTTTGAAGGCGAGTGCGCTGCAACGGCGCGTGACGCGATGCCTTCTAGCTTGCTTCTCATGTTACCATAATCCATATTTACCGCCTAAACTTTGGGGAAGCCGGGACCGCCGCCCGGAAGAGGCATCGGGGAGGGTTCTTGGGTTCCCGGAGGAAGCCCGCCTGTGACGACACTATCGACTCCCGGAGGTTGTCCCGCTTCAGCGGGCAGTCCGGCATCCATGCCCGTCATGGATTCGGCCATGCTGCTTGGGGATGGAGTTGGAGGTGGAGGCATCATGACGTCTCGAATCTGCAAAAGATCTAACAGCTTTACAATAAGCTTTTCTTTATCCACATTTGGCGCTTGCATCAACAATGGGAAGTATTGTTGGAACTTTTGAAGCTGGATGATTTTGTGGTTCTCAGTGGGAGAGTACGGTAGCGCGTCGTAATCAAAATCCAAAGGCTCTTCGTTAGGATCGCGCTGGGGGCGAAGCCGAAGCGTTTCACGACTAACGTCTAATACTTCTTGGCTTCCCGTTAGCCGGATGGCTAGTTTAGAATCAGGGTCGAGGTACTCCTCGTAAAGCCCAATGACCCTTTCCGCTAAAGATGAGACCAAGTCTTCGATTTGCTTTATTCGTCGTCCGTTTCTTGTTCGGGTCGCAGTGTCGGCAAGCGCGACCTCCGTAGCAACGTCCGCCACGCCCACAACCCCCCGACTATACTGAGGGATGCCGAGGATAAACTCAATGACTTGATTGCAGCGATTCCGCATCTCTGCAAACTGCGGCGAGAACGCGGGCATTGGGGTGGAGCCGATGATGTCGCGCAGTGGGGCATTCGCTTTCCCTTGGATAGAAATCATCGTGCCCGGCTGATTTGCGTCTTGCAGCGCAGTCATTATGGCTTCAGGGTTGTCCGCTAGCGCCGTGTTGACGAGCATCACAGGTGTGGACGTATGAGCGTGCCATAGCTCTAGGGTGTCAATCTCATTGAGGCGCTCTTGGAGCGATTGGACAAGCTTGACGTCAGAGAGGCCCGCGAGGTCCGTCATGTTCTCGTTAAAGGAGAGCATTACAAACGGATTGCGTATATAGCGATAGGGAAGCTCGCCCTCGAACAAAGGCTCTTCCACGTCATCAAGGAAGTGGTAGTACCGGCCTTCACCTTCAAAATCGTACACTTCATACACGGTCACCCACTTGTACACGTCGCGCGAGGCCTCGTTAAGGTGGCTTTTGTTGCGGGCTTGATCACGAAGGAATGTCGGGAAGCCCCCGAAGACGGCCCGGTCAGCAACCTTGTTGTTGTACAAAGCGCCCTTGCGCCCTCGCTTTTTGGTCCTACCCTTAAACTCGGCTTGCGTCAGAACGGTAACTTCAACAAGGTAGCGGGTGTCTTGAAACTTTGCCGCAGCCATATCAAAAAAGATATACCGAGGGTCAACAAAAAACATCTCTACGCTGTTTTTTCTAAAGTTCCAGACTGCCTTCATAAAAGCTCGCCCGCAGATAGACGCGCCGGTTGCGGTCTTCCACAGCAGCGAGTGCAGCATGTTTCTGTTGTAGGTATCGTTAATCAACGCTTCGCGAAAACGAGCGGCGTGTCGAAGCTCGTCGCGGCGGGCAAGGACTGTAACTTGCGGATTTTGCGGACACACGTTGGCGATCATCGTGTCGATAAAAGCATACGGGTAGTTGGTTTCAAAGTTGACCTCACCTGACGAGCCTGCGCCGATGGTCGTAGAACCCGTAGGAAGCTCTTCTTCCCGATTCCAATACTCCGACATGTACCAAGACCGCCAGCGGTCCCAGTCTTGCCTCTCTGTGCGAGATTTCGAGCGATGCGCTCTAATGATCCCTTGAATCTGCTTGCCTGAAAGCGGCATAGTCCCCCCTCTTTAAAAACTATTCTAGAACTTGACCACCGGAAGCTGCTCGTCCCTGACGCGCTTCTTCTTCTTCACGGGCCGCTGCGACTCGCGCAGCTTGGTTTCTCAAGTCCGTGAATCCTTCTTTTCCGTACTCGAAAGCACCGAAGGCGGAGTAATCTTTCGCGCGGGTGTTAGGACTCATGCCGGGGCTAATATAGCCGCCGCTTCTCCGAGTAGCAGCGTCTTGCTGTTCTCTGAACTCCGCCATCATTTCGGGGTAGCGTCTTTGGGCTGCGGCAATAGCCTTATCAATCTCAGCGTTGGGATCAGCGCCGTCAGCAATAGCGTCAAAATCAATACGTTGCAACGCGGCACCTGCAACGCGGCTCCTGAAGTTTCGGCTTGCTTTTCCGCTAGGCATGGATGAGTCAATCTTGTCCTCTAGAAAAGGCAAAATGGTATTAAACGCGGCACGCTTCTCTGTGCTTAGAGCGTAACCCTCTCCGCGAGCGCTCCCAAGTGGGTCATCTTTTGTCCGCCTGCGAGAGCCGAGTGTACGCAGGCTATTTGTAATAGCAGTCGAGGCGTCTGCGGGAAGGGCGTCATAAACAAGTCTTACTTGCATATCGTCTTCAGTAAGAGGGCTTTGAGCGTCAAGCCGGATGTCTTCATCACCGTACTCTGATGTGGCCCCAAAAGTGTTTTCAACTTCTGACTCTCCGCCCTCAAGCATCGCTAGTGTCGTTTGCGCGGGGGCGGAGCGGCTAGATGTACCACCTGATGAACCTGTTTTTTTGTACAAGCTTCCCTTGCCCGTCATCTCCGAGAAAATAGAGGCGTGAGCCTTAGTCCCCTTTTTGGCGACACCCTTTTTGCCGTCAGGGCCTACAAACTCGTAGTCGCCTGCGGCGTTCTGGGTGTAGCTGTACCCGCCCGCACCCTTAAATGGAGCCTGCTTTGTGGTTTCGCCCTCCATCACAAACTCGTCTTCGAAGTCAGGGTCGAACTCTTTGGGGATATTTTCAAACATCGGCGTGGGACGTTCTGTTCCGGGGCGAACGCCTCTTGCTACAGCTAGCTCTCGTCCAGCCTGTATCTGGCCCTTACGTTCAGCCTCTCCTTCTTCATCAAAAAGGCCTCCGCTTTCTTTGGCTTGAGGCATCCCCGTGCCACGATCTTTTCTTGCTGATTTTTTAGCGCCCTTGAGGGCTTTGCGCGCAGCAACTACTCGATCATCTCGTTTAAAAGCCATTGTATTTCCTTAAGCCTGAGCTATTTCGTCTGTTGTTGCCGTGACCATCACAGGGTCTTGGGCGTTTATTACTGCCGCGCCGGGGCGCTTGGGTGCTATTTTTGTACTTACGGCAGCGGCCAAGGCGTTCATGGCGGAGGCCTGAGGACCAGTAGCCGGTTTTCGCCCTACGTTCAACTTAGCAAGAGTCGCTCTGTCTTGAACGCGGCCCTCGCGGGCTGTCGTTCGATAGCCATGACGCAGGTGGCGGACAAAGGCTTCGTCAGTGACAAGGCCTGAAGCCTTCTTACCCTTTTGAAAAGCCTCAGATTGTGTCAAAGCGGCAAGCATTTTCTTGTGCTCAGGACTTGCTCCGGGCCTGAGCATGTTGTCGAGCACGCTAGCCTTTTGCTCGTTCATATCCGCCATGTACCTCTTCTTGTCTTCAGGGGAGGTTAGGCCCCGATTGACTGTAAGGTCCGCCGCTTCCATAATGTCGGTAGTGCGGCCACCTGTGCTCGCAGAAGCAATCTGTTGTATCTCTGCGTTAAGCTTTCCGCCGGTCGCGGCGTTAAGGTTCTCAATGTTCTGTGCCATCAATGTAAGGATGGCCTCTCTACCTTGAGCGCCGCCCGGACCTAAGTAAGGGTTGCCTTCGGGATCTAGTTCTTGTGCAATCTCCGCAGAGCCGCCGGGTTTTAGTTTCCCCTCAGCGGCAAGCTCCTCGGCGATAGAGTCTATTGCAGGCTCTACTTTACCGACAAAGTCTGATACGTCTGACCCAAAGCTCTTTTCATGGGCGCGTCGAAGCTCTATTTTAAAAGCATCAATCGCCTCTTGGCTTCTAAGTGTGCCCATTTTTCCTATTGCCATGCCGTCCGTCATTGAAGCGCCAGTTTTTTCCGCCTGAGCAACCGCAGAGTAGGCCGCAGCGCGGCCCCGGTCGTACTCTGAGATACCGCCAGATTTTCCAGTGATACCTTCCATGTTGTCGAGAGCGTCAATATGTTCTTTGGCCTGATCGATTTGCTTGTCGATTTTTTTCTTCTCAATGTCGTTGGCGAGCTTACGCTTTTGATTGAGCAGCTTAACGCCTTCCGCCATCGCGGCCTTGTGGAAGATGACGCGCTGCTTCATCTGCTCTTTGTCGTTGCCCCCGCCGATGGCCGCCTGCGCGGTGGTCAGTTCGTTATAGGCGTCGAGAAGAGGCTTGTTAAACTTAGCCATATCGGCGGGCATAAATCCGCCCGGCATGGGAGCAAACTGTTGAAGCTGCGCGAACGTCGCCCCACTTTGTCGGTACGCTGCCCGGCCTCCGATTGCGCCACCCATCTGCATTGCTTGGCGGCGCTTTTGCATGTCGATGTCACGGACCTGCTGCATCAGCATTGCCATTTGTTCGTCAGACTTTGGTTCTTCGACTGCCATGTTAAGCCACCTGTGTGTAGCCGTAGACGAGGTCACCTATGATTTGAGGCGCGACATCTGTGGCAAGTGTTGTAGCGGCCTGTTGGGCTGCGGTCGGCGGAGCGATTGGAGAGCCTGCTAGCGCCGCCATAAGTTCCGCCTTCTTAGCGTTTCGCCGGTCTACATCAAGTTTTGTCAAGCGGGCGGAAGCGTCTGCTTCAAGGGCGGCGGTGCCTGACCCGGCATCGCGAGCGGCCTGTTGTAGCGCTCCGGGAGACTGAATCCCGGCCCCGGACATTTCCTTCCGAGCAAGCATTGTCTGAATGCCTTGCGCGCTCTGTTCACCCGCCTGTCGGGCGGCAGCCATTGTTTCTTCACGCTCTTGGCGAGATACGCCTGCCGAGGCCCCGCCTGTCATGTCGAACTTGCGGGCCTCTTCGAGCAGTTTCATTTTCGCGATTTCTGTAGGGTCTTTTGTCCCGTAAAGGGCTTTATTCCTAAGCTCTTCAGCCTTGACGGCTTTGCCTTTAGAGTCAAGATTGGCGGCGCGGTCCATCTTGTTCTGCTGGGTTTTACTTAAGTTTCCGTAGGCGCTGCCAGAGGTGTCGGTGTAATCCACATCCCTAAGGGTTCCGCCGCTGCGGTAGCTTGGCGTGGTGCTCATGTCTGACATGTTTACCTCAGTCGTCTGATGCTTTAAAGAATATGTATTTAAGCGACCGGATGCGAACCCGAGTCTGCTTTACGTCTTGATCTTGAATAACCCTTAAGGACGCAGAATGAAACCCTTTTGATAAAGGAGTCCGTCCGGGCAGAGGAAGCCATTGGTGCCCTGACCAGTACCTGCTCTTGTAGCGCCCTCTTAAAAAGTTAAACTTAACGCTAGCGTCGGAAGACTCATAGTCCGCAGGCCACTGCGTCCGGCGAACCCGGCGAACATTGCAGGAGTTGTCTTTCTCCGTCTCGTCCAGCCCTACGCGCTTGTCATCGACAAACAGGCGGATGTGGCTTTCCCGTTCGGTCCCGTTCGAGTCATTGGTCCAACAAACCTGCCACGTCAACAAAACAAACGCCTTGTAAGGCAAGTAGAACTGAACCGACCCGCCGGGGATTGCGATAAAGTTATTGGCGCTCGCTGTTTCGGGGGCAGATACACCGTTGAACCACCCGTCAGTAGCAGGCTCAGATTCGGTTCTGCTTTGTACGGGGGAGAAATAGTCTATGTGAGCGGTTCCGCAAACAGACTTGCCACCCGAGGTCGCATTTCGTTGTAAAGAGTTGAAATCAACCTGCCTGCGACCGATTTTGTCAAAGTTGTCCGCGTCCAGCCAGCCGTTTAAAACAGAGCAGGAGTCTGGTGTGCCTGCTTCAGGGATGGAGTAAAGGTAGTCGAATACCTCTTCGCCCGTAGGGATGTGCCCAGCAATAAAGGGACTGAACGTAACCTTAGGCATCAGGACTCCTTTCGCGGCGCTGCTCTTGCCGCATATCATAGTCCATCATGTTGGACTCCGCTAGGTCGTCCTTAATCGGCATTCGGCTTGAGAGAAGCTCTTGCTTTCGGAGGTCCGCGATTTGCGACATGAGGTCGCCGAGAGACATGTCGCTGCGTTTCTGCGCGTCTGATTCTGGCATTACTTCCTCCGTCGATAGCGGCTTCGACGCCATTTGGTTTTAGAGCTTCCTTCGGAGTCTTTTTTCCGATGACTCTGTACCTGTTCATATGTCATGTCCCGGAAGAGCACCACATTTTCTAGGCCCTCAGGAGTTTCTTTGCGGTATTTACGGGGGCACATACGGGCAGCGGTGCAGGCGATTTGAAGCGCAGAGATTTTATCCCAGTGGTGCCTGTCGCGGCGTTTGCCCGATTTGCCGGAATGCAGCATCTCTGACAGCGCGCTTCGCTCGGTACGCTTGTCTTCGCGATAAGACCCAAGCTGACCAACCGTGTCCTCGTCACGAAGAATGAGTTCGTCCTTCAAGGCGTCTTGAAGGTATGAGAGCATCATCGTTACGGATTTAGCAGTAGCAGCGATTCCGGGCTTATAGGGCTTTTCGTAGTAGAGATTTGGATAACCAAGCTCTTCAAGTAAAGCCAAAGTAGCAACACCAACCCCGTTGCTCTCCACAGCCACAAGCGCATTGTTGTACTTCTTGCCAACCTCATTGATTTTCTTCGCGAATACCACGGGGTCAGTGATGCCTCCGTAGGCTGCGACTTGGGTCCATTCTCCATCGTACACCTTTAGCACTTGAAATGCGGCATGATCGCGAGCAGCATAACCCGCAGGGTCAACGCCGATGGCGTAAACGGCTCCACCTTCAGGCTTTTCGTATTCCATGTAAGGCCCGTTCCAAGGCACAAGGATAGAGTCTTGGTGGCGCTTTAGAAGCGTAGAATGAAATACGGAACCTACAGAGGCGATCCAGCAGCTAATGTCGTCGAACGGATAGTAGACCCGGAACAGGTCAGGGTTTCGTCGAATCTCGGCATCGGTCTCAATCATAAGACGGCGAAACTGTAGATTGTCTTTCTCTAGCCCAAGATGCCCGTACTTCTCCAGAAGCTTGATTTCCTCAAGGGTTAACTTCTGACCCTTAACCCATGGACGCCGGTTGAGGACGCCGTCCCAAAACGGGAAGAACGCATACGCCCAGCGACCGCGACTTAGCTTTGCGTCACGGCAGTGGTCGCGCCACCATTCCGCCGAAGGCTCGCTCATCGGCGAGGGCGTTGACTCCAAGAGGACTTGGGAATGGTCTCGGTTAATCATCGACGGATAAATCATCGAGAACTGGTGCCCCGCGTTACGCCAGTACGGAAGCTCCGACCCGTGAAAGCTGTCTGGCGACTGACCGATACCAACCGCGCCCGACTCACCAGACAAAACGCGCATCTTGCCGCCGTGCTGGAAGGTCAACTGTCGAACCTCTCGGTTGGGAACGGTCGGCGAACGCACTGGCTCTGGCCATCGGCTGTGTGTCAAGTGGATGCGACGGTGCAGGTATTCGGCCCGGTCACGATTATCCGCAATACAGACGTGATCGTGTCCCGGTGTGTACGCGGCCTTGACGTACCCACAAAGCTCTGAGGTAAGGCTCTTGCCTGCCTGACGGTATCCGAGGAGGGTAAGCCACTTGGTCTGCCCCAAAGCCGTCACAGGAGGCTCTGAGTAGTACGAGACTACAGTCTCCTGTAGACGGTCGGTAATCGCGAACGGGTCGAAGGTGTGCTCTTGTCCCGTCTTCTGGTCAATGATTTGAGCGTAAGCGCGCAGGCTTATGGACGGGTCGCACAGGGCTTCTAAGGCTTCACCTTCAAAGGGGAGGCTCATTAGTCTTCCTTAATGGAAACGCCGAGAGGCGAATAGTCCGGCTTTGCGCCTGTCATTTTGGCGTCTTCTTCTTTTTTCTTTCTATCCCTCTCGTCTTGTCTCTTCTTAATAGCTAGGGCTTTTTTCGCGGCGTCAGCGCGGGCCTCCTCGAAAAAACTGCGATTGCCTTGTATTTCTTCTTCCGTCAGAGGGCCACCAAAGTTTGGGTCCGCAGCTTCAGGGGCTGCTTTTATGGGTTTAAGTTCAGAAAAAGCCATCGGCTCTATAGGTTCTATAGGTTCATACGCCGCAGCATCGGATTCCTCTGCGCGGCGACGGCGGTTTTCTGCAAACTCTTTTTCCCTAAGCTCGTACCGACCGTCTATGTAGACGGGGGCAATCCGGGCCTTGGGTATATCGGAAGTGTCGGTTTGGCCGTCTACCGCCTTTAGTCCATCTTTGGCAAACGCTGCGATCGGGTCATCGTAACTATCGATCAGTTTTTGCTGTTCCCCCAAAACCATGTCTTTCGTGTCATCAATCATCAACTGTTCATCGTGGGGCATCCATGTCCCATTTGCGCCCGACCCAAAGCCGTCAAGGTGTGAGCGGGCCGCGCGAAAATCGTCGTAAGACACAAGCGCCAAGTTGCCTGTAGCCGGGAAGTTGGAAAGAAGCGGAATGCCTCCTTCGCGAACACTCTCGGTGTATTGTTGGTCCGAAAATCCGTTACTCATTACCACTTCACTTTGTCGGCCCAGTAAGCCGCGCTGAGTTTGCCTTTGGCGATGTTCTTCGCGTGCCGCGCCTTGAAGCTAGCTCGCTTCTTACGCATCTTGTCTCCCTCACCTGTTTTGCGGTTGCCTGCGGTCTTCGCGCCCTGCTCGCCAAAGCGAATCAGCTTGATGGTGTCGCCTTCTTTGGCTAACACAATGTGCGACTTCTTGGGGTGCTTAGGCGTGCGCTTGGGCTTGTTGTAGCCCGAGAGGCCGTGCTTCTTCATAAGCATAGCGCCTCGCGCCGCGTTCCTTCGCTTTTTGGGGGAGACGGCCATTTAAGCTAGTCCTTTTGGATACTTCGGATGACCCTTGGCGTGTTGGATGCCCTTGCGAAGTTTGTCCTGCTTGTGCCTAGTCAAAGAAGCATATGCCTCATCGGTCATGCTTTTTATCTTTTTCTCAGGGAGGTAGCGTTCGCCTGTAGCATCCTTGCCTTGTGTGCTAGGCTTGCCTGATTTGGTGCGCCAGTTTTGATCGCCCCAGCGTTTAAGGGACTTCTGCGTCTCTTTCATTTGTAACCCCCGCCTTTCTCCTTGTACCGCTTGGCGAGCATCTGCGCTTTGCGGGCAGACCACTGGCCCGGAGCGCCGCCTTTGCCGCCTGCTTTGATGGCCGCAAAAAGACGCTTCCGCATCATGGGCTTGGTGTAGTTGCCTGCTTCGTTGACCCGGCTTTTTTTCTCAGCCATTGTACTTCTTCCGGTTGGTGGTACGGCTTACAACGCGAAGGTTCTTCCTACCGTTACCACCGCCCTTGCTCAGAGGTTTTTTGTGGTCAACTTCACGCGGGTCACCTACCTCTAGGTCCAACGCGCGACGAGCCGCATTTCTGCGTTTACGGTTGCGTCGTTGGGCGGGAGTCCCGTGATACTGCGCGTACTCTTTTCGGTAGTTCCGTTTAGTCACGGCTCATCTTACGACGAACTTGACGCATAGGGCGGATACCAGCCTGACGACGAGCAGTTGCTTCCATGTTGTCCACAGTGCGATCAGCAAATCCACCTTGACCTTCCGACATACGGAGTTCAGAAATCTCCCCCAGTTCGGCCTGCAAGGCTTTTTCACGGGCGGCAATGTCATCGTCAATAGTTCCGGGAGCAGGACGGAGAGCTTCTTCGTAAAGCTCATCGACAGCCCCTGACGGTTCAAATGATTGACCTTCCGGCTGTACGCGTTCTTCCAGACGGATGGGATCTCGGTCCATACCAAGTTCTTCCATCTCACCTTGGAGGTGTTCTTCCAAACGAGCATCACGATCTGCTTCCCTACCACCAAACAACTCGCGTTCGATTGCAGCGTGAGCAGTAGTTCCGGGATTCGCAAATGTCATTTGACCAGACGGCCCCATAACTTGAATCACACCATTGTTCATGGGGCGATACGAGTAACCACCTTCGCCCTTAACAAAGCCTTCGCGCTCTCCAGCGCCCATTCCTGACATATCTAGCATCATTTTTTACTCTCCAGTGCGATAGGTTCAGCCTCGACGACCTCCTCCGCGTTGAAATAATCACCACGAAGTTTTTTGGTTTCGCGTTTAACTTGTACTAGTGCAGTAACAATATCCGAGTAAGTGTCTTGAGGCGAGTCTGAAACAGTGTTCTTCGTAGCAATGATGTTAAAGTTCATCTCATGCCACGCCCGGAGTTCTTTGGCGATGGCGGGCGTGATGCGTCCCTCCATCAAAGCAGCCATGATTTTGCATCCAAATGAGACAAGGTCATCGTAGGTCTCAACGGCGTGGTTGGCGATGAACTCCGCTACTTCGCGGCGTTTATCCTTGGGAACCAGCATAAGCCATTGGGCGTAATCACCGCCACCGCCTTCTGCCGGTCGGCCTCTGCCTTGAGTGCTACGGGTTCGATTCGACATAGGCGGACTCCTGTTTGGGTATAAGGTAATGGTATAATAACGTCAAGACTACGCCTCGCCCCACCCAAGCTTCTCCGAAATACGCTCTGCGGGAGACGCTGGTCGAGCCTCAAAACGCTGCAAAGTGATTCCTTTCCAAACTCGGGCTGACTTGCGTTGGCCGTTAACCTTGACCTTAATGACGGTAGACTTGTAGTCGCGCTCAGATAGCTGACGGCAGAAGAGCGAGTAGCTCTGGGGACGCTGCTTCATGTCCTCGCACCATTCGGCGTAGTCGAGGTAAAGCTGTTTTTTGGGGATGGTTGCTTCCGAATGGATTGAGCAGCGATCCTCCATATACTCGGACAAAACGTCCATTTCCTCACGGTACTCGTTCGTAGCGAGCCTAACTTTATCAGGGGGCTGCAGTCCTTTTTTCTGCCACGCCAAGCAGCCTGCGACGAGCTTGTTGAGAATGCCCGGTGCTTCCTTCTTGAGCTTCTCAATCAGGAAAGGGTCTTTCTTGGCGGAGGACACTTTCCGGTGCCAAGGGATGCGAATCACACGCCGCCAGATGCCCTCGTCGTTGCCCTTAATGATTGGGCGGTGGTTTGCCGCGATGCACAGCTTGTGGGAGGGCATGAACTGGTAGAAGTCCTGACGCATCCGCCGCGCTCGGATGGGGTCGCTGCCCGTAAGCTGCTTGATGAGCGCCTCGGCAAATGGCTTGCCCTTCTCTACCTCCGCGTTAGCCACAAAGCGGGCACCTTGAAGGTCAGCGACCTCCGTAGGATGGGACTCGTTGTGCTTTGACATCAATAGGCCCGGTGCGCCTTGAATAGCGTAGTCTCCCAAAACGTGCATTAAAACTAGCAAAGCGGTTGTTTTGCCGTTTCCACCTGTCCCCTCCATGAAGAGAAGAACTTGCTCAGTGACCAGACCCGTAAGGCAATAGCCGAAGAAACGATGGAGGAACTCGACGACTTCCTCATCCTCCTCCATCGCATACATAATGAACTCGTCCCACAAGGGGCATTTAGCGGACACGTCCCATTTGACTGGGCTGATTTTAGTAATGAGGTCGGTCCTGTCGTGTTCAGAGAGCTTCCCTGTCCGAAGGTCTAGGGTTCCGTTTGCCACGTTAAACAGCCATGGGTCCGCATCTAGGCGGTCTGAGGCGATGCAGACGTCTGCTTCAGTTGACGCCACGGACACCATCGCGTTAAGCGAGCGGGAACTTTCACTGCGAAGTGCGTGGCGCTGAATAGCGCGCTGCCTCTGGCGATTGGTCTCGGCGCTAGCCTCCGAAAAGATCAAACCGACCGCCGACTTTGCACAGCGTTGGATGGCCCCGTCAGTATCAACCCGCCACCTAGTGTCGTCGAAGAGATACCATGCGTTGTGAGTCGCCGAGTAACGTATACTAGTCCCGAAGGCGTAGAGCAGACGTTTCGCGTTCCCGAGATCCGTAAGGTTAAAGTTGCCCGAAGACGACGGGGACAAATCTCCTTGATGGTCGTCGTCCCCACCACCGCCAAACTCCTCGCCCGCAAGCTCTTGCAGCGTTTGCCAGCCGGTGCCGTTGCCATCTTCGTCTTTCTGATGTCCTTTGCAGTTCTTGTGCAGGCACCCAGCGACAATAGCCCCGCTGTTGAACTGGAGAACGTAAGCACTACGGTCGGTGTGGTCGGGATTCCAAGGGCAAACGTCGAACACCCACTTACGACCCTTGTCTTGCCAAGGAACAAAACTTCCGGCTGAGGGAAAATGTGTTCCCATCCATGTCGTAAGCGCCTCGCGGTCCTCGGGGGCCAGCACATCCCGCTTATTCTCCTTAGGAGAATCAGCCAGTAGCTCTTGCAGTTGCTGCTGCTGTACTACTTTTTTTGGCAAATCTTTGGAAATCAGGTGCGAAACGCGCCATGGCCGCTCCTCGCTATTTTCACCCTTCCGTGAAAGTGTGCCATAAACCTTCCATATGCGCGAAGGGTTGTATACGGTCTGGTCTACGACTGCGAGCGCGTCTCGGCTAAAGCGGAACGAGAGGTACTCAAGGATTTCGCGGTGAAGCTCTGGTGTAAGGCCCTCGACTTCGTACATCAGGTGGTAGCCGTTGCCCGAGTCGCCGAAAAGTGGCTCCGGCCAACCTTGGGACTCTAGGAAAGCCCTGACTTTGCCGATGACTATGAGGGCGTTCTCTTTCTCACGGGCGTTGCTGGAGGTGTTGACGGGTCGAGACGGGTCAACGTCAACCAGAAGCCAGCGAACCTCTTCCACATCGGTGTCTTTGGCGGAAGAACCACGGCGCGCGACCCCAATGTTGTTGCGCTGATTCGCAGAAATGTCGGTTCTGAGGGGGTTTGGCGTGAAGTAGACACCTCTAGCCCCTTCTTTGACGAGATGTGCTGCCGCTTCTGCCAACATGCCGACGTCATCATAGAATCCGCTGATGGTCCGCAGGCCGTTGTCCACGGGAACGCCTAGAGCGCGAAGCTCAACTACCTGTCCCGGACGCAAGATCATTTCAAGGCCCTTCTTGATGCGGGCCTCGCTCGTTTGGATCGTCATTTGTCCCCCTAGAACAGCGATTCGGCGCTTTGAATCTGCTCAAACTCGTCATCGTCAAACTTCGTGTTGCGGAGAAGCTCTGTGATGGCCAACTCCGGTATCCTAAGTTGACGGCCAACGCGATATGCGCGCAAATCTTTCTTGCGGACCAACCGCTGCACTGTTCTGGGACTAACCTTGAGCCTCTCCGCGACTTCGCGCACAGAAAGAAGCACATTTGATACGTTATTCATCTCACCTCCGTAGGTCTTAAGTAACACAAGCGACTGAAGGGTGCAAGTACGTCTTTTCGCGCCAGAGACGACAAATAGAAGTGACTACGCTGTCTACGTTTTGCCGTAGACGGGTAAACCGCCCATAGAAGCCCGAGAACCGTTTGCTGTCTACACTGTCTACGCTTTTTTCCCTATTATCAGCTCTCCAGCGTATAAAGGGGTACTAGGGGTAGGGGTGTATGTTTTAATAGACGTAATGCTTTATATGTAGGGTGTAGACACCGTAGACACCGTAGACACTAAGAAAAACAAAGGAACAACCTACGCTATTTTGTCTACACCTTGTTGGGCTAAAGTGTAGACACCCGTAGACAAACACGAAAATACGCAAATTTGCTGTCATGTTGAGGCAGTAACCCAGAAATAAAGAAACCGAACCGAAAACCGGGGATGCTTTTGCGGTTTGAAAGACAACTTCATGTGACACCTTAAGGGCTGACGTGACGTGCCCACCTCTCGACACAGCCTAGCTATCGGTTGACGCGTCAACAAAGGGTACACCGTCACGAGGGGTCGTGTCGTGGCGTGGTCGTGTGGTCGTGCGCCGGGTCTGGCCGGACTCACCCCCCGATATTGGTGTCCCAATATTTTGACGCGTCCGAATATTTTGACGCCGGGTGTTCCAGATCTGGACATGCCCTTATTTGGCGCTGTAGTGCCCCTGTGAGGCGTCCGAGGGTCGACCCTATACCCTAGCCCTAGGGGACGCCTAGAACAGTTATCCAGTTTTAACCTTGGTTTTCGGCCGATTTCAAGAAAGATCGAATATCTGCGATCTCCCCCTTGACTGTGGGTACGGAATATGCGAAGCTTGTGGTGTAGGATGAACCTGCAACACCACGCGAGAAGGACAAAAGAACATGAGTACGCAATTTGAAAGGATCCAAGCTGTACCCGGACAAGAGTATCTAGGCACCCGCGCAGTCGTATGGCGCGACCGATACACCGATCAACACATAGTTGCGCCACCGGTCTACACGGCGCGAGATCTGGCGGAGGACTGCCCGGGGATATGCTACACTTGCGATCTCGAGGATGCGCTAGCTACGGCACGCGTGATCGTCTGGGATCCGTCTCGCGTCCGCCCCTACACACCGCCCCCCGCGTGTAGTCACTTTAAAGCAGGAACAGACGACGAACAAAAGACCGAGATTTTTTCCATGCTAAACAGGGCGCAAGCTGTTTTGGAGGAAGCCGTCTACTGGCCAGAAACACAGGACTGTCTAAAAGCGAAACACCTTCGCAAGCTTGAAACCCTCATGAGTAAGATCGAAGCCTTCACGACCGAACTAGACGACCTGATCAATAGCTAGAACCACCGCACCACAAAGGACATACTATGAACACCAAAGAACAAAAAACAGCACGCAACACGGCCCGATCGATCCTCACCTTGGAAGCTATCCTAAGGCAGATAGGGACCGATCCCTACTCCACATTCGATCGGCGGCTACCCGGGCAAGCGCGTCAACGCTTGCACGATATGGGGATCACCTTGGGAAGCGGATCTACCTTGTCGGATTTGTGCGCGTTGATCCTGCTACCATCGGGCAAGATCCGACCCTTTCTCGGATCGTCTGTTAAGACTATGAAAAGCACCAAAGAAGGTTTAGATACCCGCGTCATGTACGGTGCGCCTCATGTAGAGTCGGGCTGGTTAACTTGCCCTTTCGCCTCAGGTCTTTCCAAGGTTGACGGCGTTGTGACGGTTACGCCGGGCGTTGGTTGCGCCGGATCGTGCTTGATCGGATCGGGTCAAATGGTCTATGATCAGAGCCGCCGCGCGCGGATCCTCAAAACAGCCGCGATCAAGCTGTATCCAGAGGTTGCACGCGTACTATTGGATCGCGAGATCAAAAAGCATCACCGATCCGTCACGCGTCGCAACGCGCGTGAAGGGACCGACGTGCAGACCGGGATCCGCTTGAACGGGACCACCGATATCGACTGGTCGATCACCTTTCCCGAGTTGTTCACACAGAACCCTGACGTGCAGTTCTACGATTACACGAAAGCGCCTATACGCGCGCGTCGTAAGGCCTTGACGGTTCCAAACTACCATCTAACGTATAGCCTTGTTAGCTCGGACCCTGCGCACGTCAAACGTGCAGCGGACTATATGCGCGCCGGTGTCAACGTTGCAGCCGTTATCTTAAACCGCGCGCAGGTTGATCGCTTGCTTGACGCCGGGTCATGGTTGGATCGGCCCTTGATCGATGGTGACAAATCAGACGCGCGTCCCTTCGATCCTGCTTCGGGTGCTTGGGTTCTACTCTATGCAAAGGGACGTTTTAACCCTGAAGATAGTTTTATCATCGATGCCGATCAGCCCTTGACAGCCGCGATCGCCGCTTAGCGCGACCGGTTGACACGTCAACGTCCGATCCCGTGTGGTGTGGGGTCGGGCGCTTTCGTGCACCTACGGCAGGCGAACGAGGTTGACACGTCAACCGCCGTGATAGTACAAACGTGATAGTGCAGGTTGACACGTCAACTTTTTGACATTTCCTTGACACCGTCTTGACAACTTCACGCGTGCTTTCGTGGGCTTTGCATGATACGCTAATCGATCGGGCCTACGTCATACAGGCGCAAAGTGCAGCCGGATCCCTTGACATCGTCTTGACATCCGCTTGACATCGTCTTGACAAGATCGCCCCCCTTTTGTAGTGGCGCCATGTTATACTGTGTATAGATAACAAAGGGAGACACCATGCCAACGCAAGAACAAGCCGACCGAATCGATCACATTATCTTTGAATGCTTACCGGGCGATCGATGGTTCGCTCAAACCTTTCTGAAGACCGACAACGGGCCGACCTGCGTATCGTGGCAAGCGATCTCCGGTGGTCGCCCTTGGGTCGACAGTCTCGTGAGGGATCTACGCGAGATGGGGATCGATTGTCAACT